GCAAACCCATCAGTTAGATTTGCAGGTTTAACTATAATAGATAGTGGTTCAATTGGTGGTTCTGGATCATTTTTATACGATTCAGTACATGATGAATTTGTATTTGTTCACAGAGGTAATGGTACAAATGTAACATCATCTCATTTTGTTTTAGGTCCAGAGACATATGACAATTTAGGAAATGAACTATATTTAACTTGTAACATATTAACAAAAGGTACCGGAAAAGAACACTTAGTGGATTCATGTATTTTTGACAATGGAACAACTACTTGTATTAAAAACAATTTGGTAGGAACAGGAACCGCTTGTTTTGGTGGAAGAATATGTTCACCATCAATCACTACCGATGTGGTCTCTACAATAGGTTCATCATTTGTATCACCATCAGCTGCAGGCTTAGGATATGGTATTTTTGGATATAGTGGAGTAGGATTGGGAATATCGGCAGCTGCAACTGGTCCAAATCAAGGAATAGGATTTTTCACTTGTGGAGATTTTGAGAGAATGCGTATAGTATCAAATGGATATATTGGCATTGGAACAAATTGTCCAACCGGTTATCTAAATATTTCTACAGCTACTCCCGGACAAAATGAACCACATATAAGATTAACAGATAGTGCAGCTAGTGGAAATGGAGGAAATGTTTATATAAGTGCAGATAAAGCGGGAGTGGGATATAACAATCTAACAATGCTTGCTTTCTCTTATACATTTAAAGGGGGGGCAAGTGCAACAAATTATTTAACGATTGACACATCCGGAGCAGCTTGTTTTGCTAGTACAATAAGTGGAACTACAATTTATGGTAGTACGGCTGTTTGTTCTGCTGTTGGATTATTTAGTGGATGTGTTGGAATAGGAACATGTACACCAACAGATAAGTTAGATATATATGGTAATAATACAAATGGAGCTATTGTAGTAAGAGGAGGTTCATCTCAAACAGGTAGAAACATATACTTATTTAGTGGAGGTATTAGTGCGACAGGAACTTTACTAGGAGTTACTAAATGTGTAAATCAATTTATATATTCCAATAATAGTAGATTAACAATAGGTACTGCAGATGCTTATAGTTTAGGGTTTTCCACATCTGATACTTTAAGAGCTATTATCGATTCTTCAGGTATAGCTTGTTTCGCTTGTCAAGTTTGTGTTAAATCATTAACTACAACAAGTGGTGGAGTTTCTCAAATTCAAAATGGTGTAAAAACCCAAACATTTTTTGCATATAAATTAATAAACGAAAATAGTACTGCAAACTTTTTTAGAATTACAACAGCAGGAGCATCATCTACTCATACACAACTAATAGCTTCAAATGCAGGAGTAGGTTGGCATACTTCTCAAATATACCATGCATCAAATGCAGGTTATTGGGGTGGATATATTGGAAGTGGGGCAAGTATATCAATAACAAGTGCTTCGGCTGGATATATAAGTGGTATATATAGTGATAATGCAGGTGCACAAAATTATTGTGTTACTGTTGCAAGTAATGGAACCAGTACACAGAGTTTAGTAGTAGCATACATTACTGTAGTATTTGCCGATGGTTATAATGTAACATTTACACAATTATAAGATAAAAAAATAAATTATGGAAAAAGTTATATTAGGAGAGGAGATAGTTCTTTATAGAGTATCATTTACTCCATCTACTCCAAAAGAAATTTTATTGTTTGGTGTTGAAGAACACATAAATAATAATAAAACAATGGAGGCATGTGATGCATTTGATTATCATGGTGAATATCCTGAATTAAATGAAATTGAAAACAAAGGTATTGACATTTGTTTAGAAATAGCAAAGCAAGAAAATATTTCTTATACAAATCATAATTACAATAGTTGGATTAATAGAGTTAGAAAACAAAATCCCGTTCAATATTTATTTGCAAAAGAACCATATCACAATCACGTTGAATTAAATGAAGGTAGTGGTAGATTTGAACCAAAGTATACGTTTATTTATTATTTACAGATGCCAGATAATTTGCAAAATGATGAAGGACATTTAGTATTAAAAGATACAAAAGGAAATGTATATTCAATATTACCAAAAGAAAATGAATTTTTAATACACCAATCCAATATAGACCACTATCCAAAACATGCACCAAATTCAACAGTTGATAGGTTTATTATAGCAACAAATGTTGGATTTGAATATTAAAAAAATCACTTTTCAAAAAAAATTACAATATATATTTATATACACAAACAAAAACAAAACTAAAATTGAATTATGGAAAAAATTAGTCTTAAGTTACATGAGTTCTTAACATTAGAATCAGAATTATTCGGTGTTAAAAACCAACAAACAGGAGAAGTTACATCAAAAGGTTTATTAAACGAAAAACTTTCATTAGTGTCTAAATTCTGGTTAAACGAATTAGGAAAGAAAGTAGCATCTGAAAAAGAAAGCGTTGAAAAACTAAGAGAAGAATTAATCAAAAAGTTAGGTACAGAAGAAGAAGGACAAGTGTTCATCAAAATGTACGATGAAGTAAAAGATGAAGAAGGAAATATTGTTTCCCGATCATTAACATCAAACTTTATTGAATTTAATCAAGAGTACGAAAAACTATTATCAGAAGAGAAAGAATTAGAGTACAGAGCATTTGACTTATCTGAATTAGCAAATGTAGAAACCGAAGGAAACTTAAACGTATTCTTCAAATTGGTTAAAGCACCTACTGAATAGTAAAAAATAGTCTCATAAAAAATTAAAATACAAAAAGTCCAATTCATAATTTAATGTTTTGGACTTTTAATTTATATTTATATTGAGAATTACTAAATTAAATTAAAGCATTATAAAATGGCAGAAAAAATTGTATCACCAGGCGTATTTACAAAAGAAAACGACCTTTCATTTTTACAACAAGGTGTAGCTGAAATAGGTGCAGCATTCATTGGCCCTTTCAAAGAAGGCCCATTAGTACCAACAATCGTAAATTCACAAGCAGAATTTGAAACATTGTATGGTATAGTTGACGATACTTATTATACTCCCTTAGCAGTACAAAACTATCTAAGAGAAGCAGGAACTGCAACAATTTGTAGAGTTGCTGGTGTAGGTGGATATATTGCACAAAATCCTTTGTTATTAACATTAACGTCGGGTTCAGTATCAGCATCAGTTGGTATTTTATTTCCATCAGATAAAAATACATTATCAACAGGATTAAGTGGTTCATCATTTACAACATTATCTAATGGTGACTTTATCATTAGTATAACTGGTTCAACAAATTTTGCAGGAACATCTTCATTGGATTCCGAAGATATAAATGATATTGAGTCAACATTTGGAACATCTGCAATTGCACCAAAAGGAGCATATGTATATGGATTATTCAAAAATCATAGTGTAACAATCGGTACAAGTACATCAGCTAGTGTAACTTTATTAGATGACCAAAATTTTGGATTTGATGCACAAGAAGCATTAACACCAATGATTAAATCTCAAACAATTAGTGGTGATAGATTTGACTTATTCCAATTTGAAACAATAGGAGCAGGAAATACATCAAATACTAAAGTAAAAATAGGTATTACAAATATTAAAGCAGCTGGAACAGTAAATGGTACTGATTTTGGTACATTTACAGTAGTTGTTAGAGACTTTAATGACACAAATAAGAAAAAGAACGTATTAGAAACATATTCAAATGTAAATTTAGATCCTAATTCTCCAAACTATATTAGTAGAGTAATTGGTGATAGAAAATTATCAATTGATAGTTTAGGTAAGATTTCTGAAACAGGTGATTGGGTAAACAATTCAAAATATATTAGAATCCAAAACTTAAATGAATCAGCACCTATACAAGCAGTACCTTTCGGACACTCTGCATATCAATTACCAATTTCTGCATCAGCAGCAGTTGGAGCGTTAGTTCCTTCAGTAACATTTCTTTCTGCATCAGCTACCGTTTATGGTGGTATTGATTTGGATTTTAACTCAGATAACTCAATTTACTTAAAACCAATTCCAGTAGGAGCGGGTGTAGGTTCAAATTCAGTATTTGGTTTGGATGTGGCAAATGGTGGTTCATTGTTAGTAGGTTCAACATCTGCACAATTTGTAGTGGCTTTCCAAGAAGGATTTGATGGTATGTCACCTGCAACTCCTATCTACAAAGGAACGGACATTATAGCAGGTAACTCACAAGGTTTCAATTTATCAACTTCATTATCTTCAGGTTCAGTAGCATATGGTAAACACATATCAGCATTATCTAACGCTGACGAATTTGATATCAATATGGTTGTAACTCCGGGTGTTATCAGAAGATTACACCCAGTAGTAACTACCGATGTTTTAGATATGGTAGAAGAAAGAAATGATTGTTTTTATATTATGGATACAACATCTGTAAATGATTCAATTTCTCAAGCTACAACACAATCTGAAGCAGTTGATTCAAATATGACAGCAACTTACTACCCATGGATTAAGACAATTGATGTTAACACAAATAAGTTAATCGCAGTTCCACCATCGGTATTATTACCAGGTGTATTTGCATCTAACGATAGAGTAGCAGCTGAGTGGTTCGCACCAGCAGGTTTGAATAGAGGTGGTTTAATAGGTGCAGTTAGTGTATTGAATAGATTAACACAATCTGAAAAAGATACATTATACGAAGCAAAAGTAAACCCAATCGTACAATTCCCAGGACAAGGTATTGTAGTATTCGGACAAAAAACATTACAAGATAAACCATCTGCATTAGATAGAATCAACGTAAGAAGATTATTATTAACTGTAAGAAAGTATATCGCATCTACTTCAAGATATTTAGTATTTGAACAAAATACTTCTGAAACAAGAAATAGATTCTTAAATATCGTTAACCCTTATTTAGAATCAATCCAACAAAGACAAGGTTTGTACGCATTCCGTGTTGTAATGGACGATACTAATAACACACCAGATGTAATTGATAGAAACATTATGAAAGGAGCTATCTTTTTACAACCAACTAAGACGGCTGAATTCATTCAAATTGATTTCAACATTTTACCAACTGGTGCAGCTTTTAACGGATAATTTAGAAAATAGATATTTATATAAAAGAATTAAAAAATAAAGTAAAATGCCAGAAATATTAGAGTTTGATAAAATTTTCTATAAGAATTTTGAACCTAAATTAAGTAATAGATTCATTATGGAAATTAATGGTATAGAATCATATATCATCAAAACTGCGAATAGACCTACATTCACATCGGAAGTTGTTGAATTAGACCACATCAATGTAAAAAGAAAGATTAAAGGAAAGTCTACATGGGATGATGTTACTATCACTCTTTATGACCCAATTGTACCATCAGGTGCACAACAAGTTATGGAGTGGGTTAGACAATCACATGAGTCATTAACAGGTAGAGACGGATACGCTGCATTCTACAAAAAAGATGTAACATTCTATATCTTAGGACCAGTTGGTGATAAAGTTGAACAATGGACTTTAAAAGGTGCATTTATCAGTTCAGCAAACTTTGGTGAATTGGATTGGGCTTCAAATGACCCAGTTTCAATTGAACTTACACTTTCGTATGACTACGCCGTGCTCGAGTTTTAATTTAGAATAAAAATAATAAAAAAGAAGGGGATGCAGAAATGTTATCCCCTTTTTTATTTTTTAAAAAAGTGTATATATATTATTAAACACAAAGTTATATTATTTATGGAACAAAACATAGAACAACAAGTTACAAGAGGGTTAGGTACACAACCAACTCAAACACAAAAATCATTCGCATTCCCAACCGAAACTATATCATTGCCTTCAAAAGGATTGGTATATCCAGAAAGTAATCCCCTATCAAAAGGAGAGATTACTATTAAGTTAATGACTGCAAAAGAAGAGGACATTATTACAAATCAAAATCTAATTCGCAAAGGATTACATTTAGATAAGTTATTGGAATCAGTAGTAGTTGAACCAGGAGTAAACATTAATGATTTGGTATTGGGTGATAAAAATGCAATTCTTATTACATCTAGAATATTGGCATTTGGTACTGAATATGATGTAACAATCAATGACCCTGCAGATAATGAAACTGTTCCGGTTACAATTGATTTATCTAAAATAAAGATAAAAGATATTGACGAAAGTAAATTAAATAGAGATAACGAATACGAATTTACACTTCCAAAATCAAAAACACCTATTAAGTTTAAATTGCTTACACATGGTGATGAAATTGCAATTGCAAAAGATATGGAAGCATCAGAAAAAACTCTAAAACAAACTAACGAAATCACAACCAGATATAGAAGAATCATTGTTGAAGTAAATAACACAAGAGATATTGGATATATAAATAATTTTGTTATAAATCAGTTATTAGCAGCAGATTCAAAAGCACTTAGAAAACATATATCTGAAATTACTCCTGATTTAGATTTAACATTTGATTATGAATCGTTGATTACGGGTGAAACGGAGGCACTTCGTATACCTTTTGGGGTTGACTTTTTTTACCCTACCGACTAATTACTCTACTTTATTACATCAAAAGTTATTTCAAATTGTTTACTATGCAAATGGTGGATTCAATTGGACAGACTTATACACTATGCCTATTAAGTTTAGAGAGTTCTATTGGAGAGAATTACTAAAAACCAAAGAAGAGGAGAAAAAAGCGGCAGAAAGAGTATACAAATCAAATACACCAACATCAAAAGCCAGAAAGAGGTAAATTGAAATAATGTTATATTTATATAAGATAAACGAATACATATGCGTAAAAAAATATTAGTTAAAGAGTCTGGAGTATTAGATTTTTTCAAAAGTTTCTTTCAAGCTAAAGCTGATGGTAGAGAAAGTCAATGGATTCAAAGGCTTCGTAAAGCCGACCCAGATTTGGCTGATAAATGGTCTGATTATGACGATAAGTTGTCTAAAAGTATGCAACAACAAAAAAGAGATTTGCAATCATTGGGATTAGATACTAGTAAAGTTGACGCAATGATAAAAAAGTATGGTTTAAAAAACGTTTAATTTAATTCAAATTGGCTAAAAGTTCAAATAAAGGTTCTGCAGAAGAAAGATTAAACTTATTGCAAAGTAAAAAACAGGCTGCAATAACAGCAGGTAATACTGAAGAAGCGAGAAAGTATCAAAAGGCTATTGAAGCAGTAACAAAGGCAATTGAAAAACAGAATTTAGAATTAGAAGCTTCATTAAATAACATTACGGATTTATCTGATAGTGTAAAAAGTTTGGGTGCATTTGTTGGTAAAAATAACAAGTTATTTGAAACAATGAATTCACTTACGGATAGTATGTCTACTTCGTTGGATTCCATTTCTCAACAAATGACAAAACTGGGACCAGAAGCTGGTAAGTTTAAAAAAGAAACATATAAAACTGCCGAAGCATATAAGAATTTAGGTAATGTTATTGCCGTAAATACAAAGAAATTAAAGAAACAACAAACTACCACATCACAATATAATCAGTCCGTATTGGACTCATATGATGATTTGGAAGAAGCTATAGATAGATTGGATGGCCAGATGGAAGGGTTAACTGGAACATCATTAAAAGCCGCAGAGGCAATTAAACGAACATTAGAAGGACAAAAGTCTACATTAGAATCATTTGCAAAAGCTGCAGAAAGAAGTGAGAAGGCAATGCAAGCAACCGGTTTTGCATTTGAACAAGCATCCGCTGCAGGAATACCCGCAGCAAACGAACTTGGTAATATTGTCAAAACTATGCAAGAAGGTGGTAAAGGATTAACTTTATCATTCGCAGCATTGGGTGCAGTTTTAGGAAAAATGGCCTATGATTTGGGTTTCATAGGAGATAAAATAGGAACTATTGCTAAATATGATATTTTAATTGGTGATTTAACCACTAAAATAGACATATTCAATGATAAATTACGTTTGGGTTTGGCAGGTGGAGGTGGTGGTAAAAACTTTGTAGCCGCAAGAGCTATAAATGATTTTAATAACCAAATTGCCAATATGGCAATGGAATTTCAAGCTGCATCTAAAACGGCATTGTTTGGTAAATCATTGGGTGGAGTTGGATATGGTGCTGCACAATTACAAATGGCCGGTATAAGTGCAGAAACGATTGCATCCGCAATGAAAGATGCATCTTCTGCAATGGGTTCAAATGTAAATGGAAAATTTGGAGCAGATATGGCAATACTTGCGGCCAGAACTGGTCAAACATCGGAAGGAATTGCATCTATTAACGATACTTTTATGAGACTTGGTGGTGTTAGTAAAGAAACCGCCATTAATATGCAAGAAGGTCTAAGGACAATGGCAGACCAAGCAAATATTAATTTAGGATCATTGATGGAAGATGTTGCAGAGGCTTCAAAGGACGCGTTATCATATCAACTTAAATCACCCGCTGCATTAGCAAAAGCAGCAACATTTGCACAAACATTAGGAACTAAATTCACAGATATAGCAAATGCTGGTAAAAGTATGGTTTTAAACTACAAAGATAGTATTAAAGCTGAAATGTCTTTATCGGCAATGTTGGGTAAGAGGGTGGACTTATCACAAGTTAGGGCATTATTCGCAGCAGGAAAAACGGAAGATGCAATAAAGGCTTTAAAGGCACAAGGATTAGACCCATCAAAAATGAATATGTTCCAACAAGAAGCACTTAAAAATGCAACAGGTGGAATGGATTTGAATACTCTTCAAAAAATAGCAACAAGGACTGGTAGAAGTGGAGGTGAATTGGGTAAGGGTGATGTTACTGGAGAAAACCAAGTATTTTTATCAACAAAGTCGTCAGCTGAATCTGCAAAAGCGGTTGGGTCAGCAGTAAAGGCGGCAATGACCGAAATACAAAATAAAGAACTAGAAAACCAATATAATAAAGCAAAAAATAAGGCATTAATAAATAATACAGATGGTATTGCGGATTTAACTGCACAATTAAAAAAACTTGAAGCTGAAAAAGGTATAATGACCGGTGGGTTGGCATATATGTTAGGAGGTGCACTTATTGGTGGAGGATTGGGAGCGGGTATTGGTAAACTATTCAAAGGTGGAGGAACAGGAGCTGCTGCAACTGCAACTGGAGCTGGTACAACATCTTCTGCAGCTGGATCAAGTATGGTTGGTATGTTTGATAAAAACGGCAAACCACTAACTCAATCTCAAATAAATATGAAGCTGACAAAGGGTGGAACTGTACCAATTGGTGGTACAAATACTCCAATGACAGCAAGTCCATCGGGTAACGTTAGTAAGTTAACCAAAATGGGTAAAGGTATGGGTGGAGTTGTATCGGTATTAGCTGCTGCATACGATTATAAAACTAGAAAGGATCAAGGACAGAGTACATTACAGGCAGCATCCGGAGCAGGTGGTGGTGCAACTGGTGCATTGGCAGGAGCAGCTCTTGGTAGTGCAATTGTACCGGTAATAGGAACTATCATTGGTGGGGCAATTGGATATTGGGCAGGTAGTTCTCTTGCCGATGAATTGACCGGTGCAAACGAACCAAGTGTAAAAGTACAAGAAACAATCCAAACGGAATTAAATGAGTCACAAATTGCACAATCGGTAAAAGATGGACAATTATTAAGTGACTCTGCATATACAATTGAATTACAAAAAGAAATGGTTGCTCAATTGGGATTATCAACAACATTGTTATATGAAATTGCAGATTATAACGCTAGAGGACTATTCCAATCGGTTAATATAGATGGTAAAAAGGTTATGGACGCATTAGCATCAACATCCAGAAAACAATTTGGTGTTGCAAGAAATACAATGTCGTCTACCACTGTTAGATAGATAATTTTTATAAAAGATATTTATACTAAATAGAGATTTATACATGCCAACAATATTAGATTTATTCAAAGACCAGAAAAAAGACCTATATGGTAAATCCGAAGCTATTAGAATTGATAGTAGAGGTTTAATCAATCCACCAAGAGGTGCGGCATTACTATTATCGTCACCAACATCATTAGGTGATTTGATAGGTAATCAAATTGCAGGTGCAGTAGGTGGTTCGGCAAATAGACCATCTGATACTATATTTAGAGGAAAATCTTTTTTATCAAAACCAATATCATTATTTAAAACACCAGGAGCACTTAGAAATGCAGTAGATGCGGGTACGGAATATTTTATAAAACCAGAACCACCATCTCCAAATTCTATAATAGCAACTATAAAGCAAGGTGCATCCAGTCCTGCAGCGACTGTTGCAAATTTAGCCATAAATGCAATTAAAGGTTTAAAAGATAAAAATCCATCAAGAGGATTACCATATGGTCAAAAATATCAAAGTACAGATGCCGGTAAAACTATATTAGAAACTACTAAGTTTTCAACACATTTTACATTTTATAATGATTCAAAAGAACCATTGGATAAAGTTATAGGAACAGTTATAAAAAGAGACCCTCAACAGAAAAAAATTTGGGATGATGCAAATGATTACATATTATCAAAAGAATCATTGACACAAGATGAATTGGTAAAAAAACAAAAAGAATTTGAATTACAAAATCAAGTATGGGTTACATTTAAAAAATATGGAAATAGTGAAATAGTACCATTTGCAGGAACGATATCTTCAATTACAGAAGATGTTACACCTGAATGGAATAATTTTAGATATTTGGGTTCACCATTTAAATCATATAGATATTTAGGTGTAGAACGAAATTTAAATTTTGAATTGAAATTATATTACACCGAAGAAAAGGAAAAAAATGTAATGATTAAAAAAATAAATTATTTAAAATCATTGGCATTTCCATATGAACAAATTTCAGAATTAAATTATAAAACAAATGATGGTAAAAGTGAAACAACACAATATGCATTTTCACCAAATTTAGTTTATTTATCAATTGGTGATTTATATAAAAATATGTTTGGATTTATTGAAACTTTATCATTTTCAATAGATGATGTTACTAGTTGGTCTAATTCAAATTACAATATGGAAGATGGTAAAAATAATAAAATATATCCATCGGTGATATCAGTTAGTATTGGTATGAAATTAATAGAACAACATACAACGGAAAAAATTAAAGGAGGAATTACTAAATACAAATATAATTTTGATGGTTTAGGTGTGGAACCAATACAGTCACCAGTATCAACAGGAACAGAAACACCATCACAAGGACCGGGTGAATCAACATATTCTATGAAATCTGGGTTTGTTGGGTAATAAAAATTTAAAAAATGGCAAATAGATACCAATATTCAACAACATTGACTAACAAATATACAAAGAAAAAATATTTGGGGAGTGTTTTATATCCAAAAATAAAACCAAATGACAATGATATGTATATAATCTCACAACAAAGTGATAGATTGGATATTCTTGCAAACAAATATTATAACGATTCATCTTTATGGTGGATAATTGCAGTTGCAAATAATTTGAATGATGCATCCTTATCAATTGAACCTGGTATACAAATGAGAATACCATCAAATGTTTCTAAAATATTAAATGATTTAGAAAAAATAAATAAATAAGTTATGGGATTTCCATTCATTGCACCTTTAAAAGAAACATTAAAGAAAAAATTTAAAAAGAGAGAGGATTCAACACAAAGAGATTTGAAAACTTTATCAATGCCATTTGCAATGCTTAGTTGTGGTGCAGTTGTTACAAAAAGAAAAGATGCAAAACAAATTAAAGAATTAATTCAAAAGCAAGATTGGCCTAACACACCAGACACATATTATGGATGTGTGATTAGTAATAGTACGGATATAAAAAACACTTATCAAACAGGAAAAACCATAGTCGGTTATGATTTAAATGGTAAAGCTATTTTGGTTGAGGGTGAAGAAAATAGAAGAGTATCAATTCCAATAATACAAAGTATAGAAATAGATACCGATGGAAACAATAATACTTTAAAAACTGCAAAAGTTAATGTGAAGGTATTTACATTAAAACAATTGGAAATGTTTGAATTGTTTTTTTTAAGACCGGCGATGGATGTTGTTTTAGAATTTGGATATAGTTCTGCATTAAGAGATGTTGGTGGTGTATTTTCTGGAATATTGAATAATGTAAGTATTGAAAAAAACTTATTTATAGGTAAGGGGTATGACGAATGGCAAAACAAATTTATAAAAATATTCTCACATGCTGATAATTCTTATAAAACTGCAAAACAAGAATATATTAAAATTTTAGAAGAAACAAATTTTGATTATGATTTTATGGCCGGAAAAGTTACAAACTTTAATTTTTCTCCTGATACGGATGGTACATATAATGTAATGATAGAGATATCAACGGGAAATGAATTACAAATGTGGATGCCAATGAAACAGGCGTCAGACACAGGTAAAATTTCTAGATATTCTGGCCCAAATACCACACCATATCAACAATGGTTAAATAAATTAGCTGCAGATATCAATCTTCCAAAATTAGTTGAATTGGGTATTTTAAAAGATGAAAATAAATGGAAAAAAGAATTTTTTAATTGGGGAGTTGCAAATAAAAATGAAAAAGATACAAACTATTCAAAAGATGCATACTTATCTTTTAGATTAATTTTAGAAATATTAAACAAATCACAATTATTCTCTAATAAGGAAAAACAAATAACGGAGTTTTATTATGAAGATGCAGCATTGACAAAACCTGTTATGCCTGTTTCATCTTGGGAAACCGTAATGTCAACAAATTCTGTTTTTATATTGCCAGGTAAATTACCAAAAATATTTGTAGCAAATTTACAAAAGAAAAAAGATCAAATTGTATTGGATACTTTGGGAAAATATGATTGTCCTATAAATGGTTACAACTTCAATATAGAGGGTGATAGTGTGTACGATAAAGACGGAAAAAAGATAGGAGTACCAACCCCAACAGGAAATTTATTAAATATTTTTATTAAATATGAAACGTTTGTAACAATATTCAATGAAGCATATACACAAGGTGATATCGTAAATTCTTTGTTGAGTGAAATTAATTCAAATATGTTCGGATTGTGTAAATTAGAATTACAAAAAGAAAATGACTTTCCAAATGGTAATTCATTAACTATATGTGATAGAAAATTAAAAAATATATTTGAATCATTTGAATCAAATCCAGATGAAATATATAGATTTAAGATTGGCCCAATTAGTTCAATAGTAAAAGAATTTGAATTTAATATGGAAATGAGTGAACTAATGCAAGGTCAATCAATGTTTGCAGCTGAATACGACATGTTAAAAATAATTGAGACAGGTAAGACGGATAACAAAAGAATTGTGGCCGAAAACGAAGAATATTCATCAGCTGACCTATCTTTTTTGCCAAATGCAGATGGATATTGTAGTATAAATAAAGTAGGAATAGAATTGGTTAGAGAAGCAAAACGTTGGAATGATACGTTGAAAAAGAATTTAGATGTTAAAGAAGAGGATAAAAAAGATGAAACGGAAGAGGAAAAAATTAACAATCACGATGTATTAAAAAATAATTATATAAGATTTAAACCCGATTCTAGTAATAAAAATCCAGATACAAATCATATGATATACCAAGATCCTGCACTAATTCAAGGAAAACTTCCAAGAAAACAAAAAGGAACAACGGTTTTAACATTTTTAGATGTTACAGTTACAATAGATGGTACATCGGGATTAAGTTGTGGAGAATATTTTAATATAGATGGTATTCCTGAAATATACAATAGAAATGGATACTTCCAAATAACAAATGTATCACATGCGTTATCAGATAATGAATGGAAAACTGTAATAGAAGCTTCTTATTTAATGAAAAGTGATGACACAGATTTAGAAGAATCCGTAGAACCAACATATACTGAACAAGGTGAAATAAGTAAAATAAAAGAGGGTAAGAA